CCTATTCCGATCCCGAAGGAAGCATCAGACCAAGATAAGCCTTTTACAAATACGGATGCTATAGATGCCACAATAATGATAAATCCTAGGGCTGTGGTCTTCCATGCTTTTATGTTCTTTATCTTCATTGATCTAGGTCTATGCTCTCTTCAAAGAGAAGGTCAGTAAGTTTATTTTTACAAGATTCTAATACCTCGAATTGATCATTATTGTAGTCATCATATTTCAGCCTACGCCTTAGATATTCACGCATCTCCCAAAGGATAGATCTCATTTTTGCTCCTTGGGTAGCATTTAGGAATTCGTGATTCTCTTCAGGTAGATTGAATTCTAGGATAGCCTTCATACTATGCCTCTGTATTCTGCCTTTGCATCAAAGCAAGGACAGGCCTTGTTTTGGTTAGGAAAATCCCTGTGTCCCTGTATTATTAATTTCTTGTTATCACTCCACTCAAGCACCTTATTTATGCACAATAAAATGGCTTCTTTTTGCGCATCAGTTCTATTGTCTATTGGTTTACCTTGCTTTGTAATTCCTCCAATGTAGCTAATATGTACACTTTCTCTATTGAATCCCCTTACTCCATTTGCCACTAGATTAAAGTCAAGTAGTTGGTGAATTGTGCCATTTGCTTCTATCAACAAATGATAGCCTGGCATCTTCCACCCCAAATGATCTTTCCAATATCTCTGTATAGATGCAACTGTAGCAGTAGGTTGGCTTGCAGTACAATGGATTGCAATATATTTGATTTGTCTTTTCATCTTCCTTGACCTCTGTATTTTTTAGGTTTATTCAATGCCTTTGAATAGGCCTTTTTTGCCCTACCATTTCTACGCTTTCCAAAGGATATTTTAGCCTGTGCAACACTACCTTTTTTCTTCATCTTTCTTTCTAGCTTCAAAGATTGCTTTTTCGTTCTTGATCTTAAATATGATCCACACGATAGAAAGCAAAGAAATTATAACGGTCAAGAATATATTAATATTTATCAAGTCAATAGCTTGAAAGATGTTAGTCATGACTGCAATCAAGGTGGATGGTAATCCTATTTCATCCTTTTGGAAGACATTCATTTTTAGTTAAGTTGTAGGAATTGCACAAAGATTCAAAGGTAGAGGTGACATGATCTGAATATCAATGGACACCCCTGCAGTAAAGTCATCAAATCTCTCCTGAAAGAATTCAAGAGTAGCATTTGTGGAAGGATTGAAGGAATAGGCTGTGTCTAGTTTCAATTTTCCTAGCACATCCAAGGCTACTAGCATTTGATCAGATTGAATCTGTAGCCTGTTTGATTTGTCTTCTGTAAGCAAGTCAGCAAACAATAGAACAAGGTTATACTGAATCATTGTACCCCTGTAGGTAGAAGGCCTTACCACAGTCCAAAGGACAGGGTATTGAATCTCTCCTCCGTTATCTACATAGTCATAGATGTCACCCTCTCCGAAGGTTCTGATCATCGGATGGTCTTCCTGAATTTCCCTTAGTTTTGCTACTAGTTCTACAAGTGTCATCTATCTGTTTGCTTAAGTATTCCTTGAGTTTCTTTTCGTTCTTGGAATATGCCATTTTTAGAAAGGTTTTTTGTATCTGTTTCCTTGGTATCTTTCGCTGTATGGTCTGTGATCTTCATAATCACCCCGTCCTAGATTGATTGCTACCTTGTATTGATTAGATACAGGCTGAATGGTAGTCACATCACTACCTGGGTTTAGGTACTCAGGGTATAAGGTAGAATTTGCACATAGGTAATTGATAGTCCTTTCAGCATACCACTCAGCATAGCCCTTGTAGTATTGGCTGATCGACATCAATTCAGCAAAGGTAGGCTCTTCAATATTTTCAGACTTCCGCTTCACTACACCTTTATTCACAAACTTGTATTGCAAGGCCATAGGCAATTCACCTAGCACATAATTGAATAAGGTATCTGTGATATAGGAATCTAGCAAAGTCTTATATACTGCATTCCCTGCTTGACCTATGGTGTTTGCCACAATCAAAGACAGGATCTTATCATACAAAGCAGTTCCCAAAATTGGATGAATGTACCTGTCCTGAGTCATCTTGATCACTTGCGTGACATTCTTCAGGTCTATATTTGCACTTGCTACTGTGAAGTCCTTAAAGGACTGCTCCGAAATCATTAGAACATTTGCACTCATCTTGATGTCTTTTCAATTACTACATTTCTTACCCATTCGTGACGGCAATAAGGAGTCACTATGTTTGTGCCTGGTCTTCTATACCATCCTCCACAAAGTTGAAATACAGAATACCCAAGTTGATTGGATATGTTCTGAATCTCTTCCCTAGTAAAGTATAAACCGCTATTGTATAGCCTCTCACACAAAGGTCTGCTTCCGCTTATTGCTGCAGGTACATTCTTTCTTTCCTCATAAGAATAAAGCACTCTAAAAGAAGTGATAGGCTCAAGCCTTTTGATTGCAGCATCCCCTATTCTAGTCACATTTCTAGTGATCAATCCTTCCCTAGATATTTTCTCTGTGATCACATTGTCATCTAGAAGGGTATTTATTCTATCAATCACAGATCTCTCATCTATACCTACTGCCTTAGCAATTTGAGGCACAGTCACATTAGCATCCTTTTGAATCTCTTTGACTATCTTTTTTTGTATTTCATTCAATGTGTACTCAGCAAAAAGGTCTTCTTTTACCATTTCTTCAATGGAAGAAAAAAACATTTTGTTAGTTTCAAGTACCTTGAATCTTTCTTTCTTCAATCCTTTGCCTTCAAATAGGCTTAGGATTTCTGCATCATGATCAGAGATTGAGCAAGTCAAGTGCTTGTGGTCATGAAAGGCTGTAGGTTCTTCTACAGGTGCTTGGCTAATTGCTTCAGGTGTAACTATATCCTGCTTAATTGGTAGCCCGATAAGCCCTCTCAATTCGTTAATATCCATTGATTCTACTACCTTGGTAGCAATCAAAGGGGAAAGACTGTTCAAAGAGTTGATGATGTCCTGTGATCCTGCACTTTCCTTCTTTTCAATAGGTGCTAGACCTAGTTTTTCTCTGATCTCTTCCTGTGTCATATTCGCAGAGATGATAGCCTCAGAGAATTCAAAGTTGATAGGCTCAGTCTTTCTAAGTTCTAGCTGAGCAGTCACATCATTGAACTTGTATAGGTAGTTGATAGTCTCCTCTAGGCTTCTCTGCTTGGCATTTACATAGGTATTCTGGAATAGTTCAGATGCCTCCCTAAGTTCCGCTCTACCGCCTAGCTGTCCTTCAGTCTTTACTCCAAAAAGCATTGGGCTTGTTACCTTGTGACCTGAGAAAATTTCCTGCTGAACAGTCTTATTCAAAAGGTCAAAGTGCTTATCAAGTTCAGTACCCGATAGGTCTACTATTGAAGGCTCATTCTCCTTGCTGTCATTGAATGCCAACATGAATTTGCCTGCATTCTTTGACCCTGCAAATTTATCTTTGAATTGTCTTTCGATTCTATCCTCTTCCTCCTGGGATACCTTACCACCATTCAAGTTGATCAACTTACTTGAAAACATTCCATTGTTTATGGTGTTCAGGTGATATTCCCCGATAGATATATCTAATTCAATGTAGGAGATAGCACCCCTATAGTCAGGAAGGGAATAGGTATTTGCACCTGCTCTATATTCCTTAAAATAAAGAATCTGTGATCCTGTTCTGTTGTTTGGATCGAAGGCAGGGAAAGTCTCATAGTCTGGCCTAGGATTGACATTGTCATTTTTAATCCAATTATCGGACACATAAAATTCACTATTGTCAAGATTGGTTCTGACCTTATAGTAGTCTACATGATAAAGTTCAGCGATCTCCCCCGTTGCCTTAGTCCAAATGACCTGAAGATAATATCCTCCAAAGATGGTCAAATCTGTAGTTAACTTTTTCGTTAACTCATTCAAGGATTCATCCGTAGAATTGACCTTATCAATTAATCCATAGGCCTTAGCCCTTTCCATTGGATCATCAGCCTTTACATCCCATCCATTACCACAGATATAGTCTACCTTGCCTGTTACTATAGCATTGTGCTTAGCTGAATTATTGTAAATCCTTAGCAAATAATTGGGGTAGTCATTTCTTTCCCCGTAGTAGATCCAATCCTTACCCTTCACTTCTTTGTAGATGGGTAGAGGCACTTGATCAAATTTGAAAAACTTTATCATACTGTGTACGTTTTGTAGTTTCCATTGTAGCCGTTATACCTTACCACATCCGTAGTGCTAAGATTAGTGGCTGTCAATTCCATTTTTCCTGTAGCAATTATGTTTGCCCCACTTCCTGCCTGTGTAACATAGTACCTCCAAAAGCCTACAGTACTGTTCTGAAATGAAGCCTGTAGGATATTGAACTCAGAGTACCTCTCCTTATGAGGGCTTACATCACTTAAAGTCAATGTCACCTCTTCCTTGGTCACTTCATGCTGAAATAGGAATGTATAGGAATTACTGCTAGTCAGCCTCTTGTCAAATAAAGCAATGTAAATAGTACTTGCTTGTCCTTGTTCTATTATAACCATATCAATAAATACAAAATATTGAATCAATGTACACAAAAAAAAACACCTTCAAAGTGAAGGTGCTTTTCAACATAAACAACAAACCAAATATTAAGCAGATACAGGAGGAGTTCCTGTGAATAGGCTAGCCAATTCTTTTTCGTTTCCTGTGAAGGTCAAGGTGTATCCATTGCGATCTCCGAAAGCAGTTCCAGATCCTGATCCACCGCCTGTAATATCTAGACCATTGTCTTTTCCAAGAATCCAGATTTTATCATTATTATCTTTTACCAAAGCTACAAGTCTATTCTTAGCAAGAAGAAGGATTTCATTTCTTGTATTGACTTGCAATTTGTTAAGGATAATCTCCAAGGTCTGAGCATAGAATACAGTTCCATTCTGAACATTGGTATTTACTGCCTCAGCAAAATTTGAGGATTCCTTTACCAATTCATACTTCCAGAAATATTTCGCTGCATCCATAGTGACTGCAGTATAAGTTCCAGAAGCACCTGTCCATGTAGCTATATCTTCAATGGCTGCAAACCAAACTTCTTTAAGACCGCCTATTGAATCTTTGCAGTCTAGGGTGTAGGCTTGAGTTAAGGCACAAGGCATATTTTTTCTGATTTAAAATGTGAAGGGGATAGGCCAATCCCTACCCCCGATTTTTTTAATTAAGGTGCAACGTACAATTTCCAGAATACTACTTCATCTGGGAATGCAACTTGTACACCAAGTTTGAACTCAACTACGAATCTCATTTCGTCTGCCTCTTTAGCATAGAACAATTCAAAACGATCCTGCTCGTTCAACATATCAGTACCTAGGTAAAGATTGCTCATAGAAAGACCGAACATTTTGTCTGTTCCGTTCAAACCATTCACACCAATCAATTTGATTGCAGTACCTGGGATTACTAGCTCCATGTTGGCAGCATCTACAGGGTAGTGATAAAGGTTAGCATCTCTCAAAGCAAGTACATATTCTCTGAAAGTATCGTTACCGCAGAAGATTACTACATCATCCTTGTCCAAAAGGGCAGCAGGAATAGCAGCGAAAATATCATCTACAGCCTGCTCAACATTTGCCTTGGTCAAAGTAGTCAAGTTAGAAGTATTTCCATTGATAGGATCACCTGCACCGCCGAAACCAAGATCGTTAATGATCTTGATCAAGCCATTAAACTTGTTAAGGTTAGCAGTTCCTGATCCTGTATCGCCCTGCCAAATAGCAGTCTCAAGGGCAGCACCAATTCTCTGTACTTTTTGTGCAGAGTATTCTTGTGCATAAGCCATGTAGTCATAGGTAGAACCTTCTCTCAAAGCCTTCTGAGTATATTTAGCTTCAAAAGTCTTAGGGCAGATAGATTCCTGAACCTTTATTTTACCTACAGTAAGGGTTCTTTGAGTGATGGTAGTTGTTCCAGAAGAAGAGAAACCGCAAGTTCCACCTGCTTGGAATACCGCATCGGTAGTCATAATGTTAATAGTCTCGGCAGATTTGATACCTACCTGAACATTACCTTTTGCTTCGATCAAAGAAGCAGTTTTTGCAGAGAAGATAGCAGCAGATGTTAGCTGCAATTCATTCTCCTTCACATAGTTAGTTAATGCTGATAAATCTAAGGCCATTTTATTTTTGTTTTAAAATTTGAAATGCTTTTTGAATGTTAGCAAATCTATCTTCCTTCTCCATTTTGATTGCTTTGTGGAAAGAGTTAGGTGCAGATATTGCTTTGTCACTTGGTTCTTTGGCTAGGGTTTCGATAACTACAGCAGACAATTCTACAGCCTGTTTCATTTGCTCGTTCTTCTTTGCCATTTCTTCTACCTTCTTAGAAAGTTCTTCTACCTTCTTTTCTAGGTCACCCATGGCCTGCTCTACCTTGGCCATTGCTTCATCCTTTACAGGCTCTTCTACAGGTACTTCCTCAGCAGCAGCCTCAATCTCTACTTCGATTTTAGGCTCTTCTTCTGCTTTCTTTACTTCTGCGATCTTACCCTCTTCAAGGACTACTACGATTTCACCAGACTCAAGTTGATGCTCTCCAACAGGTGCAGGGATTGATTCACCTTCTGCTCCTACTACATAGATCTCCTTAGTTTCTAGATCATACGCTACTACAGTTCCATCTACTAGCTTACCTTCTGTCAATGCGAAGGCAGCTTGTTTTTCTGCTTCTGTGAAAAGTAGTTTTTTGATTTCTACTAGTGCTTCTTTTGCGTTCATAATTGTAAATATTAGATTGAATTTTAGTGTTCAATTTGTTGTAGGATTTTGAAAATTTGAGCCATGATCTGCTCCTCCTCTGTCACTACTTTATTTGTCTTTTCATACTTGAATAATCCCTCAACTGAAAAGCCTTTGAAAGTACCTGCCTTGACCTCTTCCCAGATCTTATCATTTTCCACTTTAAATGATCCAAACCATGAGCCATTTGAAATCTCTTCAAATCCCTTTGGTGGCATGATGCCCTTCTCCCGATCAATGATGTAAGATTCAAACATGAATACACCATCTACAGGGGTAGAGTGTTCTACATTTACCCTAGATTGGTAGCCTTTTTTGAAGAACCGCTGCACAATCTTCTTGATCTCAGCAGCAGAAAAGGTTACATAGTATTCTTCTTCTCCATCCCTTCTGTAGATCGGCAAATCCGCAATCATCAAAGCACCTGTCACGATCCGCTGCTCAGGGTTTTGAATGTTAAATTTGTTGAATCCTACCGCATGAAAATCTTGCTGATTCATCTTGCTTTCTGCCCATCTGAGCATAGGTTCACCACCCCACAAAAGGTAGGAGATAGTCCCACAGGCTTTGTCATCCTCTGGGTTATAGTATTCCGCTGCCCTACTTAGGTAGGAATAAGTCCTACGGATGGTCTCTCTAGAAAGTTTTTCACCTTTCATTATCTGAGTTGCTCTGACCTTCCCTACCTGAGTAGCACATTTATTACCTATTTCTTCATTCAATCTAATCCCTCTTTCTGCATTATCCTTTGCACTTTGTGGGTAGTCATTGTAGGAATCTTCTTGAAACTTTTCTTCCCACATTGAATAGCAAATAGCTACCGCTTGTTCATTATCCTTTCCCTCATTGATAAGATATTCAATGCATCTAGGGATAAAATCTTCCTCCTTTTCATTTGGTGCAGGTTGCACAAATTGATCACCAAAAGCAAGAAAGTTTTTTTGTATAGCAGGGTACTCTACTAGGGCTATGAAGTCTACCTCCTCTTCCCCTTCGGAAGTATCGGCGATCATCATTTCATAAAGTGGTAGTTTTTTATCCATGTCTTTAAGTATTAAAATCCTGCTCTGCGTTCAATATCTGCAACCCTTCTTTGAGTTCCTGTCACTTCGCTTTCTACTACATAGGCTCTAAGTGGTGGCTGATTTTGCATCACTTGACCTAGGGCAGTCACAGGGCTAGTACCCACAGTAGGAACTGCAGAGGCTACCTGTGGTGCTGCAGCAGAGATATCAGGTGCAGAAGCACCTCCACCCTTACCTCCTGGAACAGGGGTTCTTATAATTGATCTGACATTCTTAATACCACCTGCCACAGCTAAGGCAGCAGCAAGGGCAGCCCGTATAGGAGAAGAAGGATCACCTGGAACTAGCTGAGAAGTATAGGCCTTCTGCGCCCCTAGATAAGTATCAATAGTGGTAGCGGCAATGGCAGTAGCTTTACCTGCAGCCGTATTCTTTCCTACTAGATCAGATACTCCTGAGAGTAATCCTGAAATCCTTTCAGCATTTTCTAATTTGGCATCTGCTTCCTTTTTGTCTAGTTCTATCCTAGCTTCTGTATTTGCTCTCACCGCTTCAGTATAGGCTGCCTCTGTGATCAGTCCTTTTTCAAACTGCTCCTCTAAAAGCATTTGTTTTTGATCTATAAGATTTCTCTCAATTTGGAAAGACATATCAGCCTGCTGCATTTGCCTATCAAGTTCAGCCAATTCCTTTTCAGCATTGGCCTGATCTATGGTTAATTGAAGTGCATCTAGGGCTTGCTGCTCTTGTCTTGCTAGTTCTAGCTTTAAAGTTTCCTTTTGCTCTGCCGTAAATTTTTCGTTATCTAGAACATCCTTTCTTTGCTTTTCAAATTCTGCTAGAATCTGCTGCCTTGCTTTCTCATTTTCATCCTTAATACCTTCAAGTCTAGTCTGAGTTGTGATCTCATTTAATTTCTTTTGAAATTCACCTTCAGTCTCTAGTCTTAAGGCATTCAATTCCTTTTGTTTTGCAGCCTCAAGGCTACCATCATCTTCTATTCCTGCTTCTTTTAGCTTCAAAAACTTTTCTGCATAGGCTTGTTCAATAGCAATTTCCTTTTGCTTCTGCTCATCCATCAATTTTGTTTTGGCATCATCCAAAATCTTATTT